AATCCAAAAGTTTCATTGATATAAGAAATGATATTCTTATCGGTAATACAAACCTTTCTGAGTTCCTTGTAAAAAGTTTGGTTCATGGCATAGATCATTTTTCTTCCTCCTCTTATTTAATTAGTTTGGATGTAAATACTCTCATCTGACCTTCAGTTAACTGCACCGACTTCAGAACATCCTTAAAACTTGGAATGTACTTCGATTGGATGCGTTGTTGCTCCTGATACCTGAGTCTTCTGGCCTGATCTTTACGCAATAGGCTTGCTCCTTTCATGTGGTGAATTAGAATCACTCCTTTGGCAAGAAATAGCTCGTTCCAGTGTCTGAATAGCCTACCTCAAAACACTTTTTGCAAGGAAATTCATATAGGTTCCAAGTATTGGCGCAATCACCACAACTTCTAATGTCACCATTTCCGATTACTAAATTAAATCTAGGGATGCATAGGGTTAGTTTGGAAGATTTTACTTGCTTTGTTTGATTCGTACTTCTCTTCATCTTTCGCATTTGTCTAGCCAACTTGCGGTTCTTCTTGCGGTTTGGTTTCACTAGAACCATAACGGGTCTACTCGATGTCCATGTTGCTCCGAACTTTCCCCATGAGTCAGAAGGAAACATCATTAATAAGCACTCCTCTTCCCAATCAAACTCCTCATTTTAGCCATAATCCTCATCATGGGGTTAGTAGACCAGGTCAGAGCTAGATTGAGTATGTTATCCATCTCGCGCTTCTCTTTGGCAGTTTCCTTCTTTACTCCCCAAACGAACTTTTGCACATGATGGGGTTGAGTTGATTCGATGTACTCCCAATAGGATAGGCCACGGGATTTGGCTGCTTGGCTGATTTGATTGGATGGATTGTTAGATTTCAATTTGATTACCTTCTTTCTCTTAAAAATGAACTACCTTTGTTTCTTTGAATATCAAGCAGGGATTACCGCCTACTTTCCCATAACACTTTCCAAAGTTTGGCTTACTTCGTATGCACTTTAGGCATTCGTCATTCATGACTGTCCTAAGTAAATAATCCGTGAATCCCTTTAGGTTTGGTATGTTTTCGGTTTCCGTCCTGTGTTTTACTGCGCCATCTATTAGATTGATTCTGCTTTCTTCGGATAAGGGTTTTTCGTCGTCAAGGTTAATTTCGATTCTAATCACTTCCTGTTTAGGCTTGTCCACCTAATTCAAATACTTTCCCTGAACCGTCTTGCTAATTGAAAGATCCAAATTAAACTTTTCGTTAACTCCCATAAGGTTTACGGTTTCGCCAAGGACTTCTTGACGTTGTACTAACATTTCAGGAGTCATTTCATCCTTCTTGATCATCTTTGGATAACCAAACATTGTTGATACCGTTTTATTGGCAACGGTGTTGGCTTTGATGTAGTCAACTTTGATAGGTTGAGATAAATTAACCTTAAGTTGAGTCATGGCTTCGCGTTGGTGTTCCTTGTCGAGCATACGGAAGATTTGGAAGCCTTCTAGATTGGTAGCTTGACGAAGCTGCTTGAGCATTTCAAAAACCCATCGCTTGAATTCCTTGGCTTCCTTTTTGCGGCTTTCAAATACTGTCTCGTAAATTCCGTATTCGTTGACGATGATCATGTCTTGAATTCTTCCGAGGGTATCGAGGATGGGGTAATTTGAAATTACCTCCTTTGGTAATCTCTGTTTAACTCCCTTGGCTGATAATTCCACAGCTGTCGTTACGTCGGCTAGTACCGCCCACCAATCACTAGGGTTCTTTTCTACGAATCTAATTTCATGGCCTAGCCAATTTTCAGTACGAATGCTCAATCTAAATCCTCCTTAGCCATTACGTTATTTACGCTGCCCTCGATACTGATTTGCAGAAACTCCAAGTCCCGCACCTGCTTTTTCAGTGACGAAATCTTTTCGCCGATCATCGCATTTAAGAAGAAGGCTGAACTCGCCTTATGCGTCAACGAGTGATTATTGAGCACTTGATGAACGAACTGCCTACTAACTCCGTACCTTTCGGCAATACTTCCTCCATTGAAACCCGTCAGTCGTTTGAATTCGCTTACTAATTCCTTTTCGATTGTCTCCACCTCCTTGACGAAACGATTCCAAAACATTCATTTTCTAATACTTTTTTGCAAATTTGTCATAAATTAATTGAAAAACCTCTTGTAAAGCTAGTCCAAATGATGTATATTAGACACAGTTAAACAAGAGCGTAGCAAACAAGCCCCTTGGACTACGGTTGAGTTTGATACAGGTACTGAAATACCTGAATCGTTCTGTGGTGGGACGAGAAATTAATTAGAGCGTGGTTGCTCAATCGACGTACTTTCGGCTTATCAATACTGGTAATATTGATGGACTGGAAGTGCGTCAATACGCTATAACTTCGACAATGATGTCCTCCTTCTGCTTGCGTGGTAAGTGCAATCGGAAGGTTTGTTTGAGGTTAAAGAACTTTTAAAAGAAAAAGATTACTCCGCCTGAAATAGATACCCGACTTCGACCCCAAGGGCTTCGGCAACCCTTTTAAGTGATTTCATACTCGGGCCGTGCTTACCGTTCTCTATTTCACTCAGAGTGCTTTCTCTCAGCTTTGCGCGTTCTCCAAGCTGACTCAATGTCCATTTCTTTGTGTTCCTACATCTTCGAATTTGGCTGCCGATTGTCAATATTTTCACCTCCTTGTAAAAATACCTTATAGAGTAGTTCTGGTAAGCTACTCTATAACATATATATAGTATACTTCGAACATCTCGAATAATCAAGCTTTGTTTCATAAATATTAGTTATTATGTAATATGTTTATTCGAGAATAACGAATGTATAAAAGGAGAAACTACAATCCTACAACTTATTTTAGATAGGATGATGATTGATGGACTACGGCCACAAGATAAAGTATGTTAGAGAAAAGATAAGGGATATATCCTTGACTGAGCTGCACAAAAGAACAGGCCTTTCCTTGTCTTATCTATCAGACACGGAAAACGGTAAATGTAACATGTCAATCAGGGCATTAGAGAAGGTAGCCAAGGCACTGGGTGTTGATTCGGCTTATCTCCTTGATAACGACATCATGTCTCTGCGTAAACTCACTGAGATGAATAATGTTGATATACCGGATGATGTAATAGAGTTCTTCGCCAAACAGGAGAGCTTGCCATATGCCCTACTAGCCAAGGATTTATATAACGAGGATATAGACCCCATCTTCTTTCGCGAACTCCTAGAGTCGATTAAGAAAATGAAATCAAAATAGAATATTTTTGTGAGCATCCAATCGCAATACATCGGATGCTCACTTTTTTTTACACATTTTTAGATATAAGGAAATATATAGTCGTAATTATGGTTTTGATTACCCCCTTAATCCAAAGGAGAGATATTGTATCATGAATGTGAAAGGAAGGTTTGCGAATGATTATCGAAAAGGATTTGCGAGGATATTTCAAATGGATAGTAGTGGATGATGAACTGACTATACTTGACCCGCTTTATCTCTATGAGTTTGTTACTTATTTTTTTGGGTGATTATTTTGAAGGATAATTTGTTGAACCTGTCGAATTAGAGGGAAAAGGAAAAACCTCTCCGAACTACCCACCGCCAAAGTGATGTTCGAAGAGGTCCGCCAGACAGGAATTATCCTGTGTTTTGTGCTGTTTAATTCAAGTATAAGACATTTGACAACTCCTGTCTAGTTTCCTAATCGAAATTGACAGGGGTTTTTTATTATGTTCAGATTGCCGCGCCCTAAGAAAAACTATACAGAAGTACCCAACGTAGTATTCGACCAGCTCATGCCAGATATTACGAATTTTGCTGCTCTTAAATGCTACTTTACCCTTATAAGAAAGTGCTGGGGATGGGAGAAGGTTGGGGATTACTTGGCTATGCCTCAACTCCTAAAACTAACTAAATTATCAAGGCCGAGTATTACGGCCGGGATGAGATGGCTAGAGGAACGAGGTTACATATGGATAGTTAAGGCTGGAATACCAGGTGATGAGAAGGTGATGTATTTCCTTTGCTCTGAGGACACAGAACACCTTGAGCGATCCGTAAAAGAAGGATTAATAAGCCCTAATACGCTCTACGAAATGATGATGAAAGAGAGGTAATAGTTATCCACAACCCCGAAAGAATCTTTCCCCCTCCCCGAAAGAATCTTACCGGGACCCCGAAAGAATCTTTCCCCACAAGAAATACTCTTACAAGAGTGATCTTATTATTAATACGCGCGAGGATATTATCCACAGAAAGGATGTGCATAAGTCGTGTATCTCACGCTTAAACAATGCTCCGAACTTACAGATATAAATATAAGCACCTGTCGATATTACAAGGATGTTTACCTCCAATATTTTCGCACCCAGGGAGAAGGGAAAACGACTAAGTTTGAGAAATCCTCCACCGTGGAGATATTGAATGTTATTAAGGCATCATATGTCAGGAAATTAGACCACGATCAAATAGTAGAGCTATTAGATAAAATGTATGGAGTTAACGTAACAACCGATATTGTTACGCAAGAACCGGACAATAACACCATCGCAACGCAACAGGAAGATTTAGTGCAGAGTATTCGCCATGTTTTGCTCGAAGAACTTATTAAGCAGAGCCACATTATCATCCAACTGCAAGATGAGCTTGAGGATATGAGGAAGGAATTCAATGAAGGATTCGCGAGACTCCGTGAGAAAGACGAGAAAGACGAGGATGGCCGTAGAAGGGTAGAGCTTAGGGATAATGAGGTACTGCAACACCTGAGCGACATAAAAAAAGAGCAACAACAACGCAATAAGCCACTATGGAAGAGGATATTTAGCCGGACATGATGTGTCCGGTTCTTTTTTTGTCTAAATTTAACAGGAATAACGGACAAATAGTAAGGAGTATTGATAATCATCAAACGTTGAATGAGACGTTGAAGGGATGGTGTTAAACGTTGAATGAAACACAATGATGATTTCGCCACTACTCTAAAAGAAAGTGCTATGCGGGCTATTTACCGCGGCCCATCGGAAGAGATCCCTTCGTTGGTATGGGATTGCATCGAAATTCTCTACCAGAAAGCCCCTATGAAGCCATTCATATTCAAGCGCACCCTACTTTCTCCAAAAGAAAAACAAAGCATGAAGCCAAGCCTTCCCAAGAAACTCAATCCTCAAGAAATAGTTCATTGGGTCAAAGTGAAACCAAAATTAAAACAAACCTGGCATTTAGTTGTTCACTTACCCCCTGGCATTGACTATTCCGAATTCAAAAGTAGAGAAAAGTTTTTCGCCACGGCTGTCGGTGGCTCCTGTGAGATAGATCATAACGGTGAGGCTACCTACATGATAATCTCAAACATTGCCATTGAAAAATCATTCCCTTATTGCTTCGACCCAATCCCGCACCTAAAGAAAATGAACTTACCTATTCTCCTTGGTAAAAACGCAAACGGCCCCATCACTATAGACCTTGCTGAGCTAGTCACAATCCTCACAGGCGGCCTCCGGGGTAGTGGTAAGTCAGTTCTATTCCACGGAGCTATCTACGGCCTCCTACGGCTTAATACAGACCTTCTCAACCCTCGCGTTATTGTCTGCATCATTGACCCCAAGATCAAGGAATTCAAATATTTTGAGGATTACGGAGCAATATGGGTACATGACATGGACGAGATATTTCAACTACTCGTAATGCTTGATGAGGAAAACGAACGGAGACAAAACCTAATTGGTGGCAAGGCTAACAATATTATCGAATACCGAGCGTTGGG